GCCAAGGGCGGGCAATAATACTTAAGGTATTAGGCAGGTAGACTCGCGCTATGCCAGGCAAGCGCTCCACAGAAGCTGAGATTGAGCGCCGCATCGAGCGCGTGGTGGAGCTTCTCTGCGAAGGCGCAGCACGCAATCGCATCTGTCGAACTCTGTATGAGGAGACCGGGGTCAGCAGTGGCCCGGTAGATCAGATCTACATCCCACGCGCACGGGCTCGCCTTGTGGAGATGTTCCGCGTCAAGCGTGAGGAGTTTGTCGCGCAGCAGCTTGTGGCGATGGAGCATATTGCCGATAAGGCGATTGAATCAGGGCAGCTATCAGCAGCAGTAGGCGCAAGGGCTTGCATCCTGCGGGTGACTGGCGCAGACGGGCAGCAGAGCAAATAACAAGCCACCGGCAACGGATCATCAGGGCCTCGCAAATAGCGGGGCTTCTTTGTAGGCGGCGTTATGGCCAAGGGCCCGACGCTTACCAGGGGAGCAGGGCAGGCATCGCACCCAAGCGCAGCGATTGCAACCCGCAATTTCGGCTGAGCTCACTCTTCCATAGGCCGGGTCCGTCGGGCTCCTAAGTAAAAACGAAAGCGCGACTAGTTGTAGTGACTAGTGGCGCGCGCCTCAAGGCGCAACGGGCGAGACGGGCGCACCAGTACAGACATACCCCCGGGGAAACGAGCTGGTGGGAGGGCGCGTGTGGGGGCAGGTCACTGGTCGGGGTAAATATTTATAAAGCACTTAAATGTGTACGCCACAGCTATAGCCCTGAAAGACGGACTTACGGGCCTACGGCACCTACCCCCTACCCCCAGGGTCTGCTGGGGACCCACCCCCACTTGCCAATGGGACCCTTACCTGAGTAGGGTGTAGCTAATTACTTAAGGGTTTCCAAATGGGCAAAATCAGAGTCGCCAAGGACGGCCACCTGTACGAGTACCGCCGCACCTACGGCGGCCGCTACTACACCGTTCAGCACGGCACCGGCGACGGCAGCGGCTGGTTCATCGGCATCCCCCTCTTCGTCGGCGTGATGCTCGCGCCCTTCACCTACCTCCTCTCCATCCCCATTGCTGCCCTCGTGATCGTCGCCACCCTCCGCTCCGCCCGCCGCTACTAACCTATCTAGGTATCTGCAGCACCAGCGTGAGCGTTCTGGCGGGGATTCCCGGTGGCTACATCCTCGAGCGCCCCGAGCCCACCGGCACCCGCTGCACCGAAACCTACGAATCGCTGCGCAACCGCATCTACGCCACCCTCCTCCCCGCCCAGCGGGACTTCATCGACGACACCGACCACAAGATCCTGGGCTACTGCGCCGGTTTCGGCGCCGGCAAGACCTACGCCCTCTGCGCCAAGGCCATCTGCCTGGCCATGGACAACCCCAAGCGGGTCGGCGCCGTCTTCGAGCCCACCAACATCATGCTGCGCGACGTCTGGCTCCGCAGTTTCGACGACTTCCTCAACAGCTTCCAAATCGACTACGACTTCCGCGTATCCCCCCAGCCCGAATACGTCCTCCATTTACCTCACGGACCCACAACACTAATTTGTAGAGCCACCGAAACCTACAATCGCATCCGTGGTCAAAACTTAGCGTTCGTATTAGCCGACGAAATCGATACCTCCAGCCAAGAAATAGCCCAAAAAGCATCAGAAATGATGCTGGCCCGTCTCCGCGGCGGCGACAACCCCCAACTAGCGGTCGCCTCCACCCCCGAGGGCTACCGCTGGATGTACCGCACCTTCGTGGAGCAAGGCGACAACGACGACCGCCGCCTCATCAAAGCCAAAACCACCGACAACCCCCACCTGCCCGAGGGCTTCATCGAGTCGCTCTACGCGAACTACGACGCCCAGCTGATCGCCAGCTACATCAACGGCGAGTTCACCAACCTCGCCAACACCACCGTCTACCACCCGTTCGACCGCGACCGGCACTGGTGCGACACCGACCCCACCCCCGACGACCGCCTCCTCGTCGGTGTGGACTTCAACGTGGGCGCCTGCTTCACCCAAGTGATCGTCCGCCGCGGCGACGAGTTCCATGTGGTCGACGAGCACTACCCCAAGGACACCCCCGCGCTGATCAACCTCCTCAACGACACCTACCCCCAGCAGGTGGCAGCCGGCAACCTCGTCGTCATCCCCGACGCCGCATCCCGCCAGCGCACCACCACCAACGCCAGCGAATCCGACCTCTCCCTCCTCAAAAAGGGCGGCTTCCAAATCAAAGTCCAGTCCGCCAACCCCCAAATCAGCGACCGCATCAACTCCATCAACGTGCTGCTCCTGGCCGACCGCCTGAAGGTCCACAACCGCTGCAAATACCTCATCAAGTCGATGGAACAACAGGCATACGACAAGACCGGCAAACCCGAAAAAGGCATCGGCGGACTAGACGACATCTCGGGTCCCGTCGACGCCCTCGGCTACGCCATTTCCTACCTAGCTCCGTTGCGTCGCTGGACTGTCGGCGGCAGCAAGTTCCGCGTCTACTGACGCACTTAGACTGCCTGTATGGCAACTTCTGGCTCCACCTACCAAGGCAAAGACTGGGGTGCGGGCCAGGGCGGCATCCCGGTGGGTCTCCCCACCACCCCTACCAAATACCCCTACCCGATCCCCAACGGTTCCAAAGAGGACCCCAGCCTGCGCAGCGGCGCAGTCCTGGGGATGATGCCCTTCTGGCAGGTGATCAACCTCTGCGTCGGCGGCACCAAATCAATCCGCTACAACGCCGAGACCATCATTCCTCGCGAACCCGAAGAGCCCGACGACGCCTACCAGCGCCGCATCTTCCACGCCGTCCTGCCCCCATTCCTGCAGCGCCTCGCTAACCAGGCGGCCGGCACCATCCTCCGCAAGGGCATCCACCTCGAAGGCGGCGATGACACCTTCTGGACCGAATGGACCAAGGACGTCACCGGCGACGGCACCAGCCTCAACGTCTTCGCCCGCAGCATCCTGGTAGACAGCCTCCTCTACGGACACACCTCCGTACTGGTTGACTACCCAGACGGCGAGGCACCCCGCACCCTCCTGGAGGAACGGCAGCGCACCGACCGGCAGCCGTACCTCGTCAACATCCCCGCCCAACAGATCCTCGGTTGGCGCACCCTGGCGAACCGCACCCACGGAGAGGTCGAGCAGGTCCGCTACCTCGAACAGGTCGTCGAGCCCGAAGGCCGATTCGGTGAATCCGTCATCGAACAAGTCCGCGTCCTCGAAGCAGGCACATGGGAAGTCTGGCGCCGCGACGAAACAACCGGCACCGGCTGGAAGCTCCACACCAGCGGCACCACCGACCTCAACGTCGTCCCCTTCGTCACGGTCTACAGCAACCGCCTCGCCACCCTGGTGAGCCGCCCCCCACTGCTGGAGGTGGCCTACCTGAACCTGGCCTACTGCCAGCGCTTCACCGACTACCACCACGCCATCCACGTGGGCGCCCAGCCGATCCTGGTCCTCAAGGGCTTCGACGAGGACAACGGCCGCCCGCTTGGCCTCTCGGTGAACACTGCCGTCCTGCTTCCGCCCGACGGTGACGCGCTCTATGTGGAGCCCACCGCCGACGCCTACGAGGCCCAGCTGAAGTGCCTCCAAACCCTGGAGGAGCAGATCAGCTCGCTGGGCATCAACACCCTCACCAAACAGAACATCACGAACGCCGCGGCCGAAGCCAAGCGGCTCGATCGGGTTGATAGCGACTCGATCATGGCGATCATCAGCGAGGACCTCGCCCGCTCCATCCAGAAGATCGTCAACACCGCCGCCGACTACGCCGGTGTCGAGCCCCCCGAGGTCTCAATCCCCACCGACTACGAGAACAAGCTCCTCGACGGCAACCAGATCACCGCCTACCTGCAGCTTTTCATGCAGGGCGCCATCGACCAGGAGACCCTGCTCCGCATCCTCCAGGAAGGCGAAGTCCTGCCCAGCTACATCGACATCCAAGAGGTCATCACCAAGGCGCAGGACTACCTCGACGAGCAGATGGCCCGCGAGGTCGAGAAGGCCGACGCCATGGCCGAAGTAGCCGCGGCCAACGCCCCCGAACCGGCGCCCGGCAGCCAATCCATCAGCACCGGCGCCAAACAGGGCGGTGTGGCCTCCGGCAAAGCCGCCAAGGGCAGCAATGTCGGCAGCCAGACGCTGCCAACGCCCTTGCGGCCCGGCAAGCACAAATCCAAGTAACCCCCACCCACGATGTACGACCCCAAGTGGCGCGTTGAAGACGAAAAGCGCGTCCAGTGGCTGGAGAAGCTCTACTCCGACTACGGCCGCCACAAGGAGGGCACCCCTCACCACGGCACCTACACCGGCCTGGTGGAGCGCCACGGCCCATGTCCTTGGGTGTGAGCGGCAACGACGCCTACCTCAGGCGTATCGACAGGGAGCTGCGCCGCGTCGAGCGCGAGGTCTTCGCGGAGCTGCGCCCCCTGCTGGTCACCAGCATCGTGGTCATCCGCCGCCTGATCGTGGCCTACATCCCCGACGACGGCCTCAGCCGCCACGTCGCCTACACCGCCGTCAAGCCGCGCCTTGAGGAAGCGCTGGTGACCTTCAACGACGCCTTCGCCCTGCGCCTGTCCGCGGCCCTGGAGCAACTCCAGTCCACGACGCTCGGCATGGCCTTCGACCACCTCCAGAGCGATGGCATCCCCTTCGTTTTTCTGACATCCGACCAGTGGCTCGACGAGGTGCGGGTGTTCGGCGGCTGGACGCTGCGCCAATACTTCCAGCGCCGCAGCCCCTCCCAGTTCATGAAGGAGATCTTGCGGCTGGTGGACCGCACCGTCCAGCGCGGCCTGCTGCAGGGCCTGCCCACCGAGGAGATCGCCCGCCAGATCGTGCCCGAGGTGATCTCCAGAGGCGGCCGCCCCTCACTGACGATCCGCAAGGGCACCATCCTCAACGCCATCCGCAACCGCGTTGAAGGCACCATCGCCCAAGCCATCTGGACCGTCGCCACCCACTCCGAACGCCAGGTCTGGCAGGAGAGCGATGTCTCCCAGTGGATCTGGAGCGCGATCTTGGATGAGCGCACCTGCCCGATCTGCACGCCACTTGATGGGCAGGTGGAGGAAAGCCGCGACGACTTCCCCTATTCACCCCCGGTCCACCCGAATTGCCGATGCAGGATTCTCCCTTACGGGGCTATCTAGACTGCCTGCAGTAACTGCGTTGCAATGTCGTCCTGGCCCGTGAATGTGTCTGCAGAGGTGGA